TTCCTTCACAATATCAGCTTTCGGGCTGGTACGTCGAAGAAATGACGCGGAAGGAAAGATATCCTGTCTTTCCCGTGATCCCGGTTCCTCTTCCTACCCTGCCGCTCCTCACGGGGCGGCAGTTGTCGATCCTAGGGGCTCTAGCAGTCCTAAAGGCTCATAAGCCCTAGGACTCTGTTATCCCTTAGGAGGCTCAGATGCTTGGAGACACTTTCGTTCTTCCTGTGACTGGCGGTGACGTCACTCTCAAGAAGATCAAAGAAGAAGCGTACTCGTCAGAGTACATGTTTCGAGACACAACGTCGAAGTACGTCGTGAAGATTCGCCACACTACGGTGAAGGCGACTCCAACGCGGCCACAGTATGATCGGCACAACCTCGAGGCTGTGCAGACCGTATTTGCGGCAGGATCCGTTCCGGAGTACGAACGCAAGTTCTACTTCGTCTACGAGGTCCTTCCTTCGGACACATCAGTATTGCTTGGAAATGCGGTCTCGGCGAAAGCCGTGGCCAGTTCCAATGCGATCCTGGTGGCGTTGCTCAACTGGGAGTCCTAAAAGCGATCGAACATGGTGCCTGGTGTAAACCAGGTAGTTATACTCACTCGTCGTGAGTATCCAGAACGTCGCTGACTACCAGCCTCTTTGTGAAAGGCTCTGTGCATGCATGAGACATTTTCCGGAGTTAATCCAGATATGTCTGAAAAGCATGTTAATGAGCTGTTAGATGTATACGCTGCGTTGTTAAAAGACGCACAGTATGCATACCCTACGATGAAGATGGATTTTGAGAGAGATCTCACCCGTCTTCAAAGAAGTGTTAAGCAAAGAGGAATACAAGTTTTTCTTGTAGACCTCCCCGCAGTTGGTAAGCACCTAGATAGGTGTTTATCCAACGGCCAGTACATTCCAAGTGGCTTACCTCTGACGAAGAGGAGCTCACGAGGCGTAGCGATCCCGCATTTTCTGCGGGGACTCTACTTACTGGTTTTTCACACTTCTGGCTATCTGAAAGACGAGGCAGATGTACAAGCAGTTTTCTTTCTACGGCAAATTTTATTTGCTGCGAAGAAAACGGAACTTGCCTGCCCCGTGATAAGAGTTGTCCAAGAGATGGAGAACTTTATCGCGGTTGATGAGTCACTACCAGAGCCTTGTCGGTTCTGGAGTGGGGATGCTTTCGCACCTAGTACTTTGATGAAAGGAGACGAATATGAACCAGATTATTCAGCCGACGAAAGTCGACTATATTCCGGATTCAGAACGTCAGATCTCATCGGATGCCGAGTGCGAACTCTGCCTCCGCGTGAGTGTGAGGTCCTCAGACGCGTCTTGGCAGTACTTGACTTCGTGTCGGGTGCTGTTACCTCCTCGATCGGGGATTATGATCCAGATCGATGGAAGTTCAGACACGGCCCTGGCGCGATCTCTGAAAGAATTGGCCCGTCCAACAAGTTTGCTTGGACGCACTGGCCAGATTCTTTGGAAACCGAGTACCCCATCGCCGACTATGGCTACTATAGCCATTCGTCATGGGCTGACAGTGCATACCGTTCTAACTTGCCAAGTTCAGAAGAGCTTGAAAGTCGAATGGTTGCTGTTCCGAAGGACTTCCGGAAACCGCGTCTTATCGCGGCCGAGCCGGCTAGTAAGATGTGGTGCCAACAAAATTTGGCCCACTTCTTCTCTGAACGAACAAGAGCGACTTGGCTTGGCCAGTTTGTTCGCTTTCGCGACCAAACGGCTAACCAACAGCTTTGCTCGTTGGGTTCTTTGGATGGCTCGTTAGCTACCATCGATTTATCGATGGCGAGCGATCGAGTTACCTGTCTGTGCGTAGGGCAGCTCTTTCGGAGTAATCCGAAATTGCTAAGGTCCCTGCGCGCAACTCGCACCCGTAGCGTTCGGCTGACACGTCCGGCGGGACTCCCAAAAGGAGTTCCGTTTATGGACAGGTCGGTCCAACTGAGAAAATTCTCAACTATGGGGAACGCCTGTACCTTTCCTGTGGAGTCCTTGCTGTTTCTTGCCATAGCTCTTGCTGCGACCTTAACTAGTCGCAGGCTCAAGCCATGTATGAGAAACGTGCTGGCCCTAACGGGAGAGGTTGCCGTCTATGGTGACGATATAATCGTTCCTGTAGACAGTAGGGAGCTAGTCGTAGAAGCCCTTGAGCTGTTATGGTTCAAGGTCAATGCTGGCAAGTCTTTCTGGAATGGAAATTTCAGAGAGTCCTGTGGCGTTGATTCCTTTCGAGGTGTCAATGTGACACCTGCGTATTGGAAGACCCCATACGACGGCGGACCGGAAACGCTAGAGAGCGTCGTTGAAACACGCAATAACTTTTACCAAAAGTTCTTGCTGAATACAGCGGCTCAACTCTCGTCGACACTACCAGGGCTCGTGCCCAATGTAGCTCAGCGGTCCGGTGTCTTTGGTCTGAAGTCCCGCTTACCTGTCTCGAACTCGCACCTTAAGGAGCGATATAACGAAGACTTGCAGCGGTACGAGATCCGTGCTTTGACGATGAAATCGTCTCAGTCAAGATCGCCGACCAACGACGACACTGCTTTATTCCAGTTCTTCACTGAAGAACCGGGTCCTGGAATTCCATGGACCCACGGATTTCTGCAGCGACCGACAACTAAAAGTAAGTTGCGGTGGGTATCCAGGGACCTTGTGACAGAGATGTCACAAACCCCGGAGATTGGGTTGATAGATGATGGCTAACCTGGTTTCACTAACCCCTTAGGTGATCGGTCAGTTGACACGTTTCCAACGTGCTGATTGCTGTGACCCTAAGATCAGTGGTGAAATCGGGATGCCACATCCCTATCTACTGAAGGAGAGCG